AACAAGTTATGCTCTTTGCTACCGTACGGTTGAGATATGATATGTGGACTACGCGGGGTAGTATATCTTGTGTCAAACCTACCGAAAGCAGATAACGCTTTAGTATCTTCACCAGAAAGTGTAGTATTAACCGTTGCTCCTGATCCAGATAATAAGGATACACCGAAAGTGCTAAGATAATCTACAGAAGCAATTTCACTCTCAACCGCGAAGTCGAGATAGAGAAGATGTCTTTCTTCTGTAAATCGTAAAGGATCTGTATTCAACACATTAGCAATATATGATTGATGAGTTGGGTTTAGCGAAGCAGTTACGATTTTAACACCATCGCCAGCAACATCCTTGAACTTGCTAGTAAAACTAGCTCCGTCTGAAGATGATATTGCGAGAGCAAATACACCATCAGAGGTGTTCAGCTTCGCGCATTGGTCGAGGTGGTTACTCCACGTTTCACCGATATTCAGAATCTGCATTCTACTACCTGTCGAAGTCAACAGTACAGCACGGACAAGGTCGGCGCGGTCTGCTGATCGTTCATCAGTTGCAGTCATGCTGAAAGATGGATTATCAGCGAATATTGGATAAGAGTAGTCTGTAGACGAAGAAACATAATGTCGTGCAGTGATGAATTGCACAGTATGATCAGAGCCAGATGAAGCAATAGTTGTAGATGGTACAACTTTAACTCCAGCGTTCTTGACTGTTCCTTTACTATTTGTGCTACTAATATCTGTTGTTGTTTGGTTAGCGCCTGCTCCTAGAACCCTGACGTAAGTCATAGATGTTCTATTTGCTAAGAATGCTTCTACAGCATAAGGTCCAAATCTCTCTGGATCTACTTCACCAAATTTGTTTATGAAGTCGGCAGTACTGCCAACTGTGACAGGAATAAACGCAGGGCCTTTTTCAGCTGTGCCTACGATACCTGCGGGTACACCCACAATTTCTGTTTGTCGTTGAGATGCATCTATCTCACGTTCAAAAAAACCGGGTGATCTAAAAGTTTGTTCGGCCATTAGTCGGGTCTCCTGGATCTTAAGCTATCACAAATAACTATTTCGTGCAATAGCGAAATGTCTTTTATCATGAAATCAATCTTTAAGTAATTTGCCCAAGTCAATCTCAATTCCCTCGGGTGATTTAAGTCCAAACCGAAAAACGGTCTCTCCTTTATTGGGAGTTGAAACGGACATTAGTACAAACCTCTTCTCCTTTTTACCAGTAAAAGGATCTATATCAGTAATTATAGCGGTGGGAGCGGAATTGCCTAAATCAGATTTTTGACCGCCTATTGAAGCAACTGGTTTTCCTGGAAATCCGGTCGTCAATCTTTTTTTATCTGAGGCAATTGCAGACGTCGGGTAACCGTCTGCGTCAGTCTGTAAGTCTTGTAAAATATATGCTGATGGATCTCCAGAAAGTACCGCGCCGCGATTTCCGCCGGCAGGTCCTCCTCTAGGGCTAGTCGAAGTATCAAATGATATTTCAGGAGCAGATATAGTTTTTCTAAATGGCACAGGCATACCGGGTTCTTGTGCAGCGACTACGCATGCAGCAACAGACATCGTGAAACTATATTTTACTAACCTTTCGGCATCTGTAAAGTCATCAAAATTATTTTGCGGTGTTAACGCAGAGTCTGTAAACGCAGTAAATCGATAACCTTCTTTTGTTTCTATTACATACGTCCTTCTTCTATTCTCTATATATCCACTCATCATTACAGTCAACATCGAGTTCATTTCTTGTGTATATTGTGCCCAAAAAGTTATTTCATAACTTGCAGTGTATTGCTTAACGGGCGGAATTTCTATAAACTCAAATATATTTTTTTGTAACTTTGGATCTAATACTGTGCCATTTCTGGCAGAAACCGAGATGCTTGGCGCTACTCTTCTAGTTGCTATCCTACCGGGAGTAGTTGATCCACCAAGACCTTCGGTGGTGCTTTCTTCAGCTGTGATCGCGGATGTATCACTGTTCTTAAATCCTAATTTGTTCTGCAAGCGCTGATAGATCGGATCTTCATCAGACAGCTTTACCTTAACTAGAATAGGAGCGCCTTGATTAAGAGTGTTTCCTTTTGAGTCTTCCTGCTCAATACCTGTTCTAACAACAGATATAAGAGGAAGTATTAAAGCGTCATCTTTATCTCTAAGAGGCCTGTTTCTAGATAATATAGCGAATCTTTCACCTGTTGCAAAGATTACAGGGACTTTCTTAAGGGCATCTTTTCGTCGGTAGTATAAGGGTAGCTCTTTATCAAACAGATTAAATACACCTCTATCAACATCTTCTATTGTACAGGAAGGCATAGTGAAGTCGGTAGCTGGATCATTAGAGTATCCAGATGCTACTTTTTCCTGGCCTCTTTGTCCGCTATTTGTGTATCTAGTAGCCATTATTCATCACCATAAAATGAAGAGCTTACATCATCTGGATCACCCTTTGGTGAAACTTGTTTCGGTCCGTCCAGAGGGGCCTCTAGTTTACCTTGCTTTTGTAATGCGCGGATATCACCAGTTTCTCCAAGCTCATTTTCAGCTTGACCGCGCTGTTGTACAAACGTCTCTTGTAAAGCATCAGCATCCCCGTTTCCTTCGTCAGTGGGACCTATTGGGTCTTTATCTATTAAACCCTTACGAGCCTGTCTGCCATTAAGCTGGATGCCCGTCTTGTACTCTATCTCACCGTATATTTCAGATAAATACACTGTTGAAGTTATCTCGAAGAACGTTTCTCCGTATGAAAAGTAATCACCTTCGTTAACTTCTATATCTTTGTCTATTATATCTCTGTAGTGGACGAATGCGGTTATACCATACAGCTGCTCAGATCCAAATCTATTTGTTGATGTTGTTTGATCACCCCATTCAACTGTCGCGTCGAGCTCGATCGGGGTGTCAAAATGCTTCTCGATAGCTTCTTCGTATATATCATGAACTTTTGTGACCTCAGACATTACACGATAATAGTATATCTTTTGACCTATAACATCCTTAACAATCTCCTTGGTAAGATCTGATATCAAGTCTTGTTCTCTTGGTGTAATGAAAAGTCGAGCCATAACCTAAGAATCCTTACTTCATTATTATCGATTTGCCAATCGGCATAGGGATCGCTTTAAGAGCACGAGTAATATTCTCTGCGTCTTGTGCTTGACCCTCTAGAAGCTTACTATATGATAGACTATCAAGAAGCTCTATCAACTGGTCTCTTAGACGTCCTTGATCTTCTCTTCCTTGAGATATTAGATCCGTACCGTTTAGTTGCAAATCAGCATTTGGAATCGGTACGCTAGAAAACTTTGAACGAACTTGACCCAGCAGCTCTCGGGAGAGTGCAAGACAATATTGTCTAATCCATTGTCTGCCTACAGAGTTAATCTTTACATACTCATATAGACCGAAAGGTACATTTGAAAGATTAGATACGCCGTAAATTGACTCATCAGTTACGTCGGGATTGTAGGGATCTGGATTGAATTGAACTCTTATCCAGAGCTTTCTGTTAGTTTGATCACCTGTTGGTCTTGGAAAGATGCGAATCTTACTACCCATTATCCTGTATGAATAATTGGACTTCCTAACCCTATTTGACATTTCCATCTGGCCTGCTCTTAGAACATCCTCGAATACAGGCAAGACGTAAAACATCGTTTCAGGAGTAAAAGATTCAAAGCTAAATTCGTTGTTGAGATAATTTACTGCAGATGTTGTATCAAAAAACCTATATCCAGCAGATGGAGAAAAATGATATACTTCTCTAATCTTCATCCTGTTACGAGGAGAGTTACCGCTCGAAGATACAATCAACGTGCCGGTGTCGTCTTTTAGCTGCGTATAGATGTCGTAATCCTGTACGTTATCAGTCAGCTGTATCGATCCGCTTATTTCGTTATACGATCCACCGACACCTGCTTCCATAGCGTATGGTTCAGCCATTCTGAGAAGATATTCGAGATTCTGCTTCGGAAATAGGCCAGCTTTATTACTGCCTGTAGAGTATCCTAGATGGTTATTAAGCTGTGACTTTGCGTCTGCCTCATTAATAACTCGGCAGTATTCTAGCATACCTTCTTCTAAGCACGCCCAGATCTGCTTTTTTGTCAGTTCAACACTTAATATATCATCTCCAAGCTTGCGCTTGGTAAACGTTACACACGCGTCGGCTTCTTGCTGAAAATCAACATCAGTATCGAAAAAGCCAAACGGCGTTGGATTTCTTGTAAAAGAAAACAAAGACATATTACCACCTATTTTTAAGTATTACCTACAGAGAAGAAATGTCTTTGTATAAAGTAGTTATGTTGATGATTCTACAATCCGGATATCATATGATCTCTGGCGCCCATTTTCTTTAAAACACCCCTGATATTTTGTCGTAATCTATCAACATCTTGTGATGAAGATGCGCTAGACGCAGGTCGTTCCGTCGCTGTGGTAGCATGCTGGTGTGAGCTTAAAGTCTCTCTTAGTGTTGCGACTTCTTCTTTTAGAGAATTAATTTGAGCCACTAAGCTTGTGATATCTGATGTGAAGTCTTTTGCTTCTTGTACAGCAGGTTTAGCTGTAAATGTCTTTGGGGCCGCGGTAGCAGCTTTCGTCGTAGCTGGAGCTTCTTTTACGGATGGTGTGCTCTTAGCTGTCTTTTCTTTTGATGTTATAGCCATTATAATTCCCTCCAAGGATTTAAGTTATAATAATATTTTATTGTATGGTAGAGTAAAGTAAAAAAAAGCCGCCAACCTGATGGTTGACGGCAATTAAATAGCTATCTATTAAAAGCTAGCTGACAGTTTGCGTTGTCATTTTATTAACAACAAACCAGTGAGTACCAGTCCATATACAATATAAACCGTTAGCAGCACCGGTTGCAGCGTTAAATGTTAACTTTGTACCAGCAGTTACGCCGTTCAAGAACTTTCCAGTAAATCTAGCTTGACCAGAAGAAAGTGCTGCAAGCTGAATAAACTTCTCTTGTCCAGCAGCTCCTCCGTCATCGAGAGGGATTTCCTGTAATACAGTTGCAACATCACGACCACATGTCACAGTTGCTTGAGCCATTGGAGCTGCAGGTATTGATGAGTCTGTTGTACTATCTGTAAGAGTAACAGTAAAACCAGAGTCACCAGCATCTTCTGTGGTGGTAGTCATTGATCCAACTTGAATGTTGTAAACTAAGACATCGCTACCATCCACTACAGCCTCAAAAGCAGCACTAGCTGTTCCATCACCATCGATAGCACCTTGCACTGCTGTGGCAACAGCTCCGGCGTTTCCGCCTGTATTTACAGTAGCGACTTCAACGTTATAGGTCGCGGCGGAAGCACCGGCAGGTATTGTTGTTCCGTCATCATCTGTGTCAAACCAAAGACCATAAGAGTTACCAGCTTGATCATAAATGATAAAGTACTTACCATCAAGGCTATCGCCGACATCTGCAACGCATGTGACAGTTGTTAGCGCACCTGTTAAGGTGACTGTATCAGAAACTCCAGGAAGAAGGCTTACACCGTCTACCGCAAAGCCAGAACCAGTGTCTTCATAGAGTCCTTTAGCGGACGTATAATTTAATTTAGGCATTTCAGTCTCCCTATGCTTCTGTTGCGCCAGCTAAGGCAACTGCTACCCACTTTGATCCGTTAGAAATTAATACTGCGGTTTCACCAACAGCGTTAAAAGAAAGAGATACAAGAGCTGTCGCGCCGTCATCTTGAATGCCGCCACCAGTTAATGTGACGACACAAGCACCGGCACCAGAAGCTGCGATCATGCTCATGACCTTTTTCGCGCCGGCAGGTTCACTGCTTGTAGGCGCTGCTAATGTTGCTGTACATGCAGCTGTTTTGGTTAGTGTCGTAATTCCGTACGCATTAACAGTAGCTGCAGATGGATCTGTAAGAGATTGAACCTCTTCAAGAATCGCTACGTCGTTAACCTGGAAACCTGATCCTGTCTCTTGATAAAGGCCTTTTGCGGCCGAATAAATTACCTTGGGCATAATAATCTCTCCTTTTTTTTGCTCCCGATGATTCCGATTCTCTGCGGGTGTCAGATGATTATATTGAACCGGGCCTACCACTAACTATATCATATAACATTGAATTGTTATAAATAATTTATCGCAAAAAAAAGGCGGACCCCGAAGAGCCCGCCTTTAAAGCGTTTAGACTTTATCTAATTTCTTAGATAATGTCCATACCGAGACAAGTAACGGTACCGTAGAAGTCATTTCTGACCATCTTCTTACCGTATCGAGTCATAACGCCCTTGCGAGGAGTGAAGTCCTCAGGAGCGAAGATCGTCGGAGTAACGATAAGCGGAACATACGGAGCGTATACATACCCAGTCTCAAGATAGCTACCACCCTTGTAACCAACAAGAATCTTGTTGCGAGGGAAGTAAGGATCCTTGTAGACAGTGAAGCGGTTGCTTAAGCTACCAACAGACTCTGCACCAAGACTCATACCAGAAACCTGGCCATCACCATCAATGCTGTAGTTGGGCTTGTAGAGTACACTCGCTTCAAGGATGGTTGCAACATCAGGACTTACGACGATGAAGTTTGCAGAGCCACGTAGGGTCTTTCTGTGAATCTCATTGGCAACGTCGATAACGGTTTCGACCAAAGTCTCATACCATTCGCGAACTGTACCAGTGAAAGAAGGACCACCCTCGAGAGAAGATGCCTTAGCAGCAACAACACCACTTCGCTTGTTGACGAATCGACCAGGACGGCGGTCCCAGAAGAAGTTAGTGTCAGCTTGCATAAGCAGGTCGTTTAGAATCTCGCGGTCAATCTCAAGAGCGATTTGCTCAGAGAGGATTTGAGTAAGCTCAACCTCAGCGTCGAGGCTGTGGTAAGCGTTCAAGTCCTGTGCAAGTTCTGGTGACCAGCGAGCGCGGAGCTTACGAGTCTGTGCGACAACCGAGATACTTTCAATCTTGATATCAATCTCAGGAATTTCCGGAGTTGGATCAGAACCGAAACTAGACTCGAATGTTGGAACAACAAGAGTTGAACCGTCATCACTATTGAGTGTTGCAGTCTTAGGATAGGTAACCGAGAATGCAGTCATGTCATCCGTTACAGTACCAGAGCAAACCATTAGCAATGCTGCGCCAGCTGTTCCTGCGCCTACCATCGGAGCAGGAGTAATTGTACCCCCATCTGAGGCAGATGTAACAAGCTGGTTCAAGCGACGGACGTTATGTACGCCGGCACCGCCCTGAATACTTTCAGGGATTGCAACCATATCGCAACCGGTGTTCAGACCAGTAGCTCCACTCAGTACCAGAGCAGCTTCCTTAACGGCTGTCACATCAAAGTTATCGCCTAACTGTCCAAGAGGAACAGTCATGAAGAAGAACGTACCGCTCTCATCATCAATAAGCTGCGAAAGCTGAGGATCGAACTGCAAGAATCTACCGTCTTGACCGGACGAAGCGACACCGGAACCAATGACTGCACGACTCTGGGCAGAACCCGAACCGAGCTTGAAGACACTTATGGTAGTGGCATCATCCTGGTTAATAACGGTTGAGCCCGTGTGAACACGAGAGTAACCGCTACCAGCGAGGTCATACTGTCCACCAACACCGAGTGAGCCAGAGCGAACGCCCTTACCCGCTGGGTTATTGTAGATAGAATTGGTATCGCTATAAGTTGCCTTAGTCGAACTACCGACTCCATCTGCTTCACCGCCGACGTTAGTGCCGTAAGTGTAATCAAGATAGAAGAGCAGTCCAGAAGGAAGACTCATTGGCTGAATTGAAACAAGCTCGTTTGCAACCAAACCACCGAATACTCGGCGGACGATTGGGAAAGCTATGTTAGTGAAGCCCCGGATATCACCGGAGCTCGATGCGGGGTTAAGACCACCACCACCAAGGGTAGAGGACTCACGAAGGACCTGACCGGCCTGGTTCTCGAGTAGCGTTGCCATGTTTTCACGATGGACGCCGTCAAGACCACGAAGGAGACCGGTCCGAGCCCACTTTTCTGTAAGGCGAGCATTTGACTCACCTTGGTGCCGTTGCCGAATACCTTCGGTTAATTGGCTAAGTGTAAACTTTTTAGACATTGTATATTTCTCCTTTAAAGAATTAGCGTCTGTTACTTTGATTTAATACCAGCGAGCGTTGCCCATCGGTTCGTCTGTGCTGACTCATTTACAGTGGCTGAGCCGCTGCGAGTTGGCTTGCTAGAAGAACCAAGAACTCTTCTCTTGCCCTCACTGAGGGACTTCTTATTTAGTGACTTGGTTAAGCCCTCGAAAACGAGCTTAGCCTCACGAATTGTCTTGGCATTATCTAAAGCCTCGACTATGGCACGCTGCTGCTTAGAACTTACATTGCGATTCTGGATCAGCTTATTCACATAAAGTAGCTTTGCGTTAAAAAGATTCATTTCAGAAAGTTGCTTTTTCAACTCTCTATTTTCACGAACAGTGTTTGATGTTCGTTGTGTACGAGCTCTGCCGTTCGCACGAGAGCGACGTCTACGACGTGCCTCTGCGACTGGACCGGTTGTGGCCTCAGCAGCTTTAGCAATAGAATCGACGGTTCCAAGCTCATCAGCAAGGGCATTGAGAAGGTCTTCTTCATCAACTTCCATTACTTCAAGCTCAACCTCACCGCCACCAAACTGGTCGGCTTCTTCTTCTGCTTGCTCTCTAATTGTTTTAAGACGACGAAGTTCTCTACGGAGAACGCGTGGGTCAATCTCAAAGACCTCGTCCAACTCCCCAAGTTCAAGTTCGGCTTCTTCTTCCTCACCTTCTTCGTCTTCGGCTTCAACCTCTTCCGCCTCTGCTTCTTCCTCTTCACCTTCAAAGGACTCTTCGTCCATCAAAACTTCGAGGTCGAGTGCATCGACATCGGCATCTTCAGCGTCTTCAACACCAAGAGCCTCGAGGTCCTCATCACTGAGTACCAGTTCCATTTCATCTAATTCGCCGTAACCAGCTTCAAAAAGTTGGTTGAAGATGGCGCGGCTGCGGTTTTTAGTCATTGTATTCATCTCCTTTAATGTATTGAATAGCTGGAGTCTATGTCCTTCCCCTCCGCTCTCAGAAATAATTATCGCCTCTGAGCGTAAAGATAGGATTTCACCCAACAATTTTTGATATGACTGCTTGATTACAG